TGGCAATGCCTAAAGATTGGGACATTGACCGAGATAAATTATCAGGCGATATTTTACAATCAGTAATTCAAAACAAAGATTTTCCATTTTCACGAACATTCGATATGTTGAATACTTATATGAGAGATCATATAAATTTAGAATATGGATTTACTTTAGTTAACAAAGAAACGTGGGGAAATATTTATAAACCTCAAGAGACTACAATTCCATTATTAAATATAGATCCTGTGGATTTACGTAACTCACCTGATTATACATTACTCTATGGTGTAAAAGTAAAAGATTGTTTTGTTCGAATACATTATGAAGATAACAGACGTAAAGGTCGAAGTTGGGACATAGAACTTACAAATAATAAATTTATAATGTTTCCATCAACTAATATGTATTACTTAACTAACAATCAAAAGGATAGTTTAAACTTTGTGCAAACAATAACTTATGAATATATCTAATTACTATTGGTATTTTAGTGGTGTGCTTACACCTAAATTTTGTGATGATGTAATAGAATATGCTAAATCACAGAAAGAAGTTATGGCTAGAACAGGTGGTTATGGTGATAGAAAATTAAAAAAAGAAGAAGTATTAGATTTAAAAAGAAAACGAAACTCTGATTTAGTATGGCTCGATGATACTTGGATATATAAAGAATTACATCCTTATGTGCATAGAGCAAATCAAATGGCTGATTGGAATTTTGAGTGGGACAGATCGGAATCTTGTCAGTTTACAAAATATAAACTAAATCAATATTATGATTGGCATTGTGATAGTTGGGATAAACCTTATGATAAACCTAATACACCAGATCACGGTAAGATTAGAAAGTTATCTATGACTTGTCAGCTAACAGATGGTTCAGAATATAAAGGTGGTGAATTAGAATTTGATTTTAGAAACTATGATCCACATATGCGAGATGAATCAAAACATAGAATACAATGTAAAGAAATATTACCAAAAGGTTCTATTATTATATTTCCTAGTTTTGTGTGGCATAGAGTTAAACCAGTAACATCAGGCACAAGATATAGTCTTGTGGTATGGCATTTAGGGAGGCCTTTCAAATAATGTTTATTTACGAAGATATTATAAATAAAAAAGTTTGTAAAAATTTAATTAATTATTATGAAAATAATAATAAAATTAATATTGATGATCATAAAACAAAAATGACTCAAGTAGTTATAAATGTATTAGATTCGCATTTAACTAATTATATTAAACAATTAAATAAAATTTTAAAAAAATATATAAAAAAATATACTTATATTGACATTGGCCAAGAGGCTTGGAGTTTACACCCTAATATTAAAATTCAAAAATATGAACCTGGTGAATCTTATTTTAAGTGGCATTGTGAAGTAAGTGGAAAAGAAGAAACTAGAAAAAGAATGTTAGTTTTTACAACTTATTTAAACGATATAAAAAAAGGTGGAGAAACACAATTTTTATATCAAAGAAAAAAAATAAAACCTGTAGAGGGTAAAACAATTTTATTTCCTTCTTTTTGGACACATACACATAAAGGTAATAAAACAACAGAAACTAAATATATAATAACAGGATGGTATACATATGTTCATTAACAGTTATTTTCCAACAGTAGTATGGAGTGAAGAAAAACCAGAGTTTGTTAAATCGTTAAACAAAGCAAGTAATAAATATATTTCTGATGCTCGTAAAAGAGAAAAAGAATATATAAAACAAAATGGTGATTTTGGTAGATCTTATCACTCAACACCATTAACAACTGATAATGACTTTTTAGATTTTAGAAACTACATTGGTCAAAAGTCTTGGGAATATTTAGATCACCAAGGTTATGATATGTCACAATATCAAACTATGTTTAGTGAGCTATGGGTACAAGAGTTTGCTAAAAAAGGTGGTGGTCATCACAGTGCACATATACACTGGAACCAACACGTATCAGGTTTTTATTTTTTAAAATGTAGTGATAAAACTTCTTACCCTGTATTTCACGAACCAAAAACCGGTGCAAGATGTACAAAATTAAAAATGAAACCAGACTTAAAAGGTGTATGGCCCGGTCACGAACAATTTCACTTAAGACCTAAACCAGGAACATTAATTATATTTCCAGGTTATTTAGAACACGAGTATGCAATAGATTTTGGTATTGAACCGTTTAGATTTATACATTGGAACATACAAGCAGTGCCAAAAGAAATGGCAAAAGATGTTTAAAATAATTGATAATTTTATTAATGAAGGTGATTTAGCAGTATTAAAATCTGTTTTAGAATCAAATAGTTTTCCTTGGTATTTTCAAAAAACATCAGTTAAAGGTTCAAGTAATAAACTTGATTGTCATTTTGGACATAATTTTTATCTAAACGATAATGTTAGTTCTGATCATATTAAATGGTTAAATCCTATTATTGAAAAATTAAAAGTAAATTCTTTAATAAGAGTAAAAGCTAATTTAACAATGAAGTCTGATAAACAATTGAATACAACACCACATTTAGATCAAATGTTTGATTGTAAAGTAGCTTTGTATTATTTAGATACAAACAATGGTCCTACAACTATTAATAATAAAAAAGTTGATTCAGTTCAAAATAGAATAGTTATATTTAATAGTGATGTTAAACATTACTCAACTACTTGCACTGACAAACAAACTAGAATTACATTAAATTTTAATTATGTTTAAAAAGAAAAAGTATACAATTATCCGTCAAGCTATCTCAAAGGACCTGGCAACTTTTATTGCAAATTATTTTTTAATGCAAAAACAAGTTTATGATACTTGTAAACAAACTAGATACTTTTCACCTTTTGAAAATATAATAGGTCATTATGAAAATAATAATGAACAAATACCAAACACTTATTCTCAATATGCTAATATGGCTATGGAAACTTTATTACTTAAATGTCAACCAGGTATGGAAAAAGCAACTGGATTAAAATTATATCCAGCGTATACCTATGCAAGAATTTATAAAAAAGGTGATGAATTAAAAAGACATAAAGATAGATTTAGTTGTGAGATATCTACAACTATGAATCTTAGTGGTGATGATTGGCCTATATATTTAAGTCCAAATGAAAATGTTGGAGCTCCTAATAATAAAGATATTACAGTAGCCAGTAAAGCAAAAGGTATTAAAGTGGATTTAAAACCAGGAGATATGCTGGTTTATAGAGGTGTAGAATTAGAACATTGGCGAGAAAAATTCAAAGGTAAACAATGTGTGCAAGTATTTCTTCATTATAACAATCGTAAAACTCCAGGAGCAAGAGATAATATGTTCGACAAGCGTCCACATTTAGGTCTTCCTTCTTGGTTTAAACGATGATATAATCTTTAGATGGAGGCAGGGCACCACCACATACCCCCTGTCTCCTTTTAAAGATTATTTATGAATTTAGGATTTGACGCAATATCACAGTTTCCCATATCGCAAGTAGCGGCGGACAATCAAGTTACCGTTGCTATTAATGGTAACAATTTAACATTAAGTATTGGACCTGTTGAAATATCAGCTGATTCAGTTACAGAAAATATTACTGGTAATCAATTAACACTTGGTATTGGAACAGTAACAATCGTAGGTACAGCTAATTTAGAAGCACCTAAAACACCATTGGTTTTAGGAACGGGGAATGTTACAGTTACTGCAGATGCTAATGTTACAGCTTCTGGAAACAACTTGATTATAAGATCTGGATCTGTTACTATTGTTGGAACTGCGAGTATATCAGCACCAGCAACTCCTTTAACATTAAGAACTGGAGAACCTGGAGTTATTACGTGGAACGAAATTATACCAGGAGCAACAATGGTTTGGACACCAATTAAACCGTACGGATAATATATGGCATCAACATTTTCAACAGATCTAGCATTAGAATTAGTAGCAACCGGTGAAAAAGCTGGTCTATGGGGAACAATTACTAATACTAACTTACAAATTTTACAACAATCAACATCAGGCGTAATAGATGTAGCAATGACAGCTGGCACAGATAAAACTTTACTTTTTTCAGATGGTGCAACATCTGATGGTAAAAATATTTATTTAAAACTTACTGGTACTATGACTGGTAATGTTAGTTTAATTATACCTGCATCAACAACTGGTGGTACAGCTACTAGAGTTTATGTAATACAAGATGCAACAAACAGAACTACAACAAATAAATATACATTAGGTATTAAAACAGCTGGGTCATCAAATCCAATTGCTGTTCCTGTTGGAGCAACAATGTTAGTTCATTCTGATGGTACAGATGCAAGATTAGATATTTTACAAAAAGGTAACTTTGCAATTACATCAAGTTCTATTACTGCGTATACTGCAGTAGCCGGTGATAATTTATTAATAGATACACAAGCAGCTCAAGTTACAATTACATTACCAGCATCACCTGCTATGGGTGATGAAGTTAGTTTTATGGATGTATCTCCAAGTGGAGGTTTTGCTACTAACAAAGTAACAATAGACAGAAACGGCCAACAAATTAGAGGTGCAAATCACAATTTAGAATTAGTTGCTAACAATCAATCGATTAAATTAAGATACACTAACGCAACCAAAGGTTGGCAATACGTATACAACGTAACATCATAGG